TTTTTCTTGACCTGTAAAAGTTAATTTATAACCGTTAAAATCACCTAGAGCTGTACCGTTTTCAATAGTACCTCCTGTCACGTCCATACCTCTCAATAATCCTGCTATGAAGTATTGACCATCGTTAGTCTCTACCACAATGTGAGGACGTCCATAAGAAAGTAATTTAATATTCTTTGTTGTAGCAGCATCTTGAGATTTTAACTCTAGTGTTAATACTTGTTCAAAGAATGTAGTTCCGTTTTCTCTAGAACTGTTAATATTTTGTACAAAAGTAGAATTTCCTTTTAATTCATATTTGTATAGTGAACTAATACCTGTAATCGCTGTGATTAAATCAGTATCTGTTACGTCATAGGTAATATCAGCAGCTTCAATGTCAAAGTTAGCAAAGTAAACGTTTTTTAAGCCTCCGATTGAATCCTTGCATGCTTCTGCCCTCCCGTTAGATAATAAACACGACATATGTAAATATTTTTAAAGTTATACAAAAAAAGGAGGAGTATTTTACCCCTCCCTTAGTTTTAGTTTATCTAATTATTAGTTAGCTGAGTTAGTGATTCCGTAAGTTACAATGTCTGTAACGTTTCCGTACTGAACTCCTGCTGTCATTCTCATAATCAATCTACAATTTTCTGACCCATCGATATCTGCTAAATCTATCAATTTAACTAAATTTTGGTCTGAAAGTAAACCAGTTCCAAAGAATAAGTTATCTTTAGTAGTAGCTAACATTTGGTCTGCAGTCAATCCATTTGCAACAACAACTGGAATACCATCAAACATTAACTCACCACCTTGATACCACATAGTTCCTTTGTTGTCTACACCGTTAGCACCTAATCCTGAAGTTCCAAATCCTCCTAATGCTCTAACGTATAATCTCATTGCGTTTTGAGAAACGTAGATTCTTAATCCTTCTTTACCGTATAATCTTGAAGGAATTGCATCTGCAACTTTCCCCATCTCAGTAATGATGTTAGCAGCAGTTAAAGTAGTTCCTGCAACCTCTTGAGCAGCTGGTAAAGCAGCGTCTGTAGTTAACAATGTCATGAAACCGTTGAACTCTCCTGAGTTGTTTGCATCACCATTCCAAATGTGAGATTCAATATCAGCAGCAACTTGCTCAGCTTGGTGTGCTAACAAATAATCTGCAAATGATTTAGGCAATACATCGTGTGCTGAATACCCCATCTCAATAGCTTGCCATGTATCTCTGAAATCAGCTTTACATAATTGCTTGTTTACTTGCAAGGATTTCGGTTCAAGAATTCTTTCAGTTAAAGTAACTGCTCCTGTTGCTGTAAAATCACATGATGCATCTGCTAATCCTGATGCTGATACTAAGTTAGATACAACTGATTTGTATTTAACGTTAGGCATAATTGTAATCAATTCATTTGATAAAGTTACACCTGATAATAATGCTGCTGAAATCCATTTACCTGAACTTTCACCTGCATACGTAGTAGTTACCGTTGTTGTAGTAGCCATTTTTCTATTAATTTAAATTATTTATATACTTTGTTTAACATTTGAGAAAGTCTATCGTTCTTTTTACCGAACTTAACCACTTCTCTTTCTACTTTGTTTTCTGGATTATGTTGGATAGGTTTAGGCTCTTCTTCTTTCAATTCTACAACCTCTTCTTTAACCTCCTCTTTAACCTCTTCAACTTTTGAAAGTTCTGTTAACTTAGCTTTTAATTCTTCATTCTCTTTTTTCAATTCTTCAATCTCTGAAAAGAATGTCTCTTTAACAATGCTTTCAACTGTCTTTTTGATTTCCTTTGCAGGTTCTTCTGACATCATTGGAGCTTCTTCTTTTACTTGTTCCATTTCAGGTGCTTCTTCTTCAACTTCTTCAACTTCTTTAGTTTTGATTTCAGCAATAATTCCCTCTTCTTGAACTACTAAAATTCTATCTTCAGGTAATTCATATTCACCTACTGGTAATGAAATTCTTTCATCTTCATTAACAATAGATACTGATTGACCTGCTTCGAATGAATCAGCTTCTAATACTGCACCATCTTCTAACACTTCCTGTGCTAGTTTCACTTCTTTTTCCATTCCTAAAAATGTCTTAATTGTGTTAATCGCTTCTTG